TATCTTGTAGGCGATATTATCGATGCTTGGAAGATTCAACAAAACAAATGGCGCTGGAAGCAGAGTCATACCAATGTGGTACGTCGTGTACTAGGACATGCCAAACGTGGCACTAGAGTTGTTTATATAGCAGGCAATCATGATGAGTTTTTAAGACCAATGATGCCATATGGTTTTAGTTTTGGGCTAGTAGAGATACACAATCAGATAGAGCACATGGGTGCAGACGGCAAGCGTTATCTAGTTACACACGGTGACCTGTTTGATGGCATTACTCGACTGGCACCATGGATAGCATTTTTAGGGGACAAGGCATATGATGTCATTTTATCACTCAATAGTAAGTTCAATTGGATACGCCATCGTTTTGGTTTTGGGTACTTTAGTCTTAGCAAATACCTTAAACACAAAGTAAAGAAAGCTGTAGACTTCATATTCAAGTTTGAAGAAAACCTAGCCAACTATTGTAAGAAGCGTGGATTCGATGGTGTTATATGTGGCCACATACATCACGCAGAAATCAAAAAGATCAACGGTGTGATGTATATGAATGACGGTGACTGGGTTGAATCATGTACAGCACTTGTAGAACATCATGACGGTCGTTGGGAAATTGTAACATGGACCAAGGAGAAGGACAATGTGGATACTGATACTGATAGCAGTTCACGTGAACAATCCTCAGGACGTGCCGGGAAGAATAGAGCTAGCATTCAAGGACCAGATGAGTTGCGAAGTGGCTCTAGCGTCAATGAAGTGGCAGTTAAAGTTTAATAATTTTAAGGTAGAAGGCCAATGCAAACGACAATAAGTGATAAGATTACCATTGTGGTTCCCTGTAAGAATGAAGAAAACTATATCGCACATTTGTTAATGCATCTGCGTCAGCAATCAATAGGCGACACTAGAATTATCATTGCCGACTGTTCAACGGACAACACACGAGAAGTTATAGAAATAATGAAGGGTGAACTGAATGTTGAGGTTATTGATGGTGGTCCAGTTAGTCTTGCCAAGAACAACGGAGCACGATTAGTTACTACACCCTACATTCTGTTCATTGATGCCGATGTTCGTTTCTTTAAGACCACAGTTATTCAAGATGCTGTTGACATAATAGAATCAAAGAACTTGGACTTGATAGGTTTAAAAATAAAATGTTATGATCGTGATCCAAGAGCACATCTTGGATTCATTATCTTTAATACTATAAATCATGCCATGAAATACTTCTCACCCTTTGCAGTTGGAGCATTCATGCTCACCCGTAGAGACCGCTTTGAAGAGTATGGTGGCTTTCCGGAACAGTTTTCAACCAGCGAGGACTTTTTCTTATCTAGAAAGTATAGTCCTAAAAAGTTTAAAATCGTTCGACACCATTTTGGCCAAGACAGTCGCAGATTTAAGAAGATGGGTTATATGGGTATGGCCAAGTATCTGGTCAAGAACTTTGTTAACCGCAACAACAAGAAGTACTGGGACAGCCTAGACAATAGCAAATACTGGAGTTAATATAGAGATATTATTTAAGTGCTGTCTCAAGCCAAGGCTTACAGTTTTCCCATGTGGTGAATACATGTGCCACACCCCCAACTGCTTGCCACTCTTGACAATTGCTGTGGCGATCATCAATTAAAATGTCGCCCGGGTTCTTGCAATGCCTCCATTTGTCATGGCTGAATGGTCCTATAGTGACAGGCACCCCAGGGAAGTGATCGAGTGCCCACATGACTTTGTCACTGGCAGCCAGCGGCATACTATAGTCGTGTGGTAGTGCTGTGAGAAAACGCAAATGGTATTGAGGATTTCGATCAATGTATGCTTTACACATATTAACTAATTCATGTGCTCCTGTCATCAAGGGCAAATTGCGATAAAATCGCATGTCGTCCTTAACTCTGTCCCATTCTTCTTGTGGAATACGCTCGCCATTCTTGTCCCAACGTGTTTTAAGAACTTGTTGTGCTTGGCCGTGCCAATCTGCAACAACATCATCCATGTCTAAGTATATGTTCATACTGTATTATAGTACGTTTATTGGGCATTGTCAACGGGATAAGTAATCAATGAATATAATAATCTATACCCTAGTGATGGTACAAATCACTATAGCCTGTGTCACCTTGTATTTGCACAGAAGCCAAACACACAGAGCTGTACAATTTCATCCAGTGGTTAATCACGTTATGCGAGCCTGGCTTTGGCTAACAACAGGCATGGTTACTCGTCAATGGGTAGCCATACATCGCCGACATCATCAACGTTCGGACCAAGAGGGCGATCCGCATAGCCCTCAGATCTACGGCATTTGGCGTGTGCTGTTCGGCGGAGCATTGCTTTATCATTCAGCCAGCAAAGACACAGCCATGGTTGACTCCTTGAGCAAGGACTGCCCCAATGATTGGATCGAACGCAACCTTTACTCTGCACACAGTCGCTCAGGTATTCTACTAATGCTGGTCATAGACCTATTGTTATTTGGACCGTGGGGACTTGTAGTGTGGGGTATTCAAATGATTTGGATACCATTCTGGGCAGCTGGTGTGGTCAATGGTGTTAGCCATTGGTGGGGATATCGCAACACAGATACCAAAGATACCAGCCGCAACATCATTCCGTGGGCTGTCTGGATAGGCGGCGAAGAACTACACAACAATCATCACAGTGATGGTGCCAACGCCAAGTTCAGCCAGAAATGGTATGAGTTCGATCTAGGTTGGTTGTACATCTGTATCTTGCGGTTCTTTAGGCTAGCCACAGTTAGATAAAGAAAAAGCACCCGAAGGTGCTTTTCTTTTTACCACTATATATTGCTCTACGAGCGTATATTATTTCTTCACGCCGCTGTTTACAAATGAGTACATTTTTTCAGCTGTCTCTAGAACTTTGTCAAGTCCTGGAAACTGTGGCATTTCAACTTTACTAACGATTTGACCAGTCTTCTCGTCACGAGTAGCAGTCATTTCCCAGCCTTGGAATTTGGCGTGGAAGTCGTCTTGTACTAGGCTCTTGGCCATGCCCAAGATGTCTGTACGGATTTCGTAACCGTTCTTGTTGAATTTAACTTCTGGTAGCTTTGGTGCTGTAAAAATTTCTGACATAATAATCTCCTGTGTGTTAATGTCTGTTGCTAACAACTACTTCTTTTTCGCTGTTAGTTTATTATATATGCTCTGCGATAGAAAAGCAACTTATTTTCCGAACTTTTTTACTCGTTCCTTAATAAGGTTTACCACTTGGTCACTGAGCACTACTTCATAATGGTTGTATTCAACTTCCACTAATTCCATATCAGCATGATGTTTTTGACTGCTGATAGTTACTACTCCATCGTTGGCTTCGTGCATAAAAGGGCTTTGTCCCTTTACAGTCACAATATTAGTCCAAGGATGTTGTATCTTGATCTTACTGGCCTGCTTCATTACCCAACTACTAGGCCCAATGTCACGCATGAGCCTACTAAACGGTAAGAAGTACTGGGCATAGTCCGCTACTTCAGCACCACCATACGGAGTGCTTAGAGTCACAGCACCTTTAACAGCACTAGGCATTGAGTTGGCCAAATGTAGGCTGTAGATACCGCCCAGACTATGTGCAACAAACACCAGGTCCTTTTGGTCCTGTAATGTTGCCTGCATGTCTTTTAGGTTGTTTTCAAACCCATTACGACTGTCGTAGTTGATAGCTACTCCGTCGCCTAATTTACTTCTAATATAGTTGAAGCTTTCGCTGGTGGCATTAGCCCCGTGAATATACACCAAGTTCATGCCAATATTTATTAGTTTCCGTATACTGCTTTGGCTTCTTCTATGCGGCCTTGACGAGCAAGACTAGCGGCAGCACGGGCTTGCCCAAATGCTTCTAAAAATGACCAGATTGAGTTGACGATTGTTTTCATAGATAATTCCCTTTTTGAGAGTAGTTGAACTCGCGAACATAGTTTTCGAGTTGAGCGGCATCGGTAATGCCTTTGGTGCTTAGATAATGATCCAAGCGGCTTTGGTAGTTAGTTGCTGGGAACATTTCACTTAAACGTTCCATAATGGCTAACATTTGATCTGATATGTATTTCATTTCATTTTCCTGTGTGTTTGTAGCAACTCATGGTTTCTACTGAGTATTTATCTATTGTATGCTGCAACCGCACAAAAAGCAACCTATTGACAACCATTTAGTGTTTAGTTATACTATAACTCGATTGAGTTAAATACGTGATGGGAAACAATTTATGAAACTTCGTACCAGATCAATTCTACAAGAACTTAATGAAATTGCCGAAGTACGCAACACGGATTCGTTGATCGAAAGCCGTGCTACCAACATCATTAATTCTGCTATTAATCTGTTGGAAAGCATACACAAGCACTATGACGCTGACTCAGCGGATGAGCTTGAGCGCAGACTTATTAATGCCATCAAAGGACAAGATCCCAGTAAATTTACCCGCGGTGTACGAAGATTGGCAGAATCACGTAAAGCCAAAAGAAAACTAGAAGAATCCAATGACAATGAGTAATCTATTCGAAGGCGGCAATGTTTTTAAAACTGCCGATAAAAAATCACTAACACAGCGCATTGCTACCAAAGACGTGCCAGCCACTGTTGACTTTATTGAAAAAATTACAGGCCTAGACTTTACAAAAGAATTAGATCCAGATGACAAGAAGCCAGTTAAGTGGCTAGGTACTACTGGTCGTAAAGAAGATCCAGATGGCACATTTGATCTAAACAGTTCTGGTGATTTGGATCTCAGCGTAGATGCTAGAGAAATCTCCAAAGAAGAACTAATTGCCAAATTGGCCGACTGGTGCAGAACCAATGGTGTTCCAGAAGAAGAAATTTTCAACCAAGGCACAAAGAAAACTGACGGATGGATCAAAGACGCTGGTGACAACGTGCATTTTAGGACTCCAATTTCGGGCAGTCAAACTAATGGATTTGCGCAGTCCGATTTCATGCTCACAGTGAATCCCAAATTCCAACAAGGATCTATGATCGGTGGCCGAGGACAATATCGCGGTGAACATCGTCACATTGTATTGAGTTCCATTGCTCGTGCTAGAGGATTTAAATATAGTCCCAAGTTTGGCCTACTTCACGGAGATACAAACGAACCTGTAGAAAACGGCGACGACTGGAATGTTATCGCAAAACAACTGTTAGGACAAACAGCTACTAACAAAGACGTCAAGAGTGTAGATGGCATTGTTGCTTATATTATCAAACTGCCTAACTATGATGAACTTGTAGCAGGCGCTAGAGAAACACTGGGCAAGCAGGGCATAGAATTACCTGTTAAAGAAGCCTTTGAAAGCTACGTACCAGGAAGTAATGCTTGGATGCGTAGAATGATTAATATTGTAAAATGAGAGCATTTGAATTCCTAACTGAAGCTGACGCACCTCCTGCCAAGAAAGTTGGCAGAGAGTTTAACCACCTAGAAGACAAGGTGTTTGCAGAAGACAATGGTGCTGTCAAAGCCATCCAAATTCTCAAAGACCTGGCCAGTCCCGATACCAGCATCACCATCAAGTGGGACGGCAATCCCACAGTCTATTGGGGACGTGAAGAAGATGGCACATTCCGTATGGTGGGCAAGAACAACTGGGGACGTGAAGAAGGTAAAAGCTCCAGTCCAGAAGAACTAAAACAATTTATCATGAGTCGTGGCAAGGGCGAAGAATGGCGTGAGAAGTTTGCAGGAGATATGGCAGCACTATGGCCCATCTTTGAAAAGGCAACTCCTACAGAATTCCGTGGTTATGTCTATGGAGATATTCTTTTCCATCCGGGTAAACCTTATAAAGGCGGTGATGGTCGTATATCGTTCACACCTAATCAAACAACCTATGCTGTAGCAGGTACCAGTGAAGTTGGTCGTCAGTTGGCCAAGGCCAAAGTGGCAGTGGCCGCACACAAGGTATTCAGCTACTTTGGAGACAAGAGTGGTGAGGACTTTACTGATCCCGAGCAGTTTAGTGCCAACCCAGAACTAAAAGTATTTGGCCTAACCAGTGTGAGTCATAGGCCAGCAGTTGGTGCAGAAAATCTTGCCAAAATTGAAGCCCTAGCTAAAAATCAACAGGCCATTGATAAATTGTTAGCACCTGTAACAGGCATGAGCTATTTGCGCGATGAGATTTACAAATTTGTTAATACCCAGTCAAAAGACAAACAACTAGACAATATCAACACCGATGCGTTCATGGCATTTGTAGGCAAGATGCCCGTCAAGGCTGCTAAAATAGCTGCACACAATGAAAAACATCCAGGAGTAATGGACACGATGTTTGAGCTAGTTCGAGAGATCATGGCGGCCAAAGACGAAGTGATCCGTGAGCTAGATAGTGCCGAGGGTGACATCACAGCCACTACAGGCGGCAAGCCAGGTGGTGAAGGCTATGTTGCTGGTGGATCAAAGCTGGTACCTAGAGACCGCTGGACTCCGTTTAGAGCCGACTAAAATCAGCCGTATCGGCGTGATTTTTCCAATCCAATATAAATACTGTATAGGAATCAAGGTGATTCCTATATATTGCCGGTCCCGGAGCGGGATCATTGATAAGGAGAAAACATCATGGCATCAGTAACAAGAGTAAACCCCACAGCAGTAGCACTAGCGGTGGTACAAAAAACATTTCAACAGACAGTATTCAAGTATGTATTAAGCGGTTCAGGTGGTGCAATTGCGCTAACAGCAAGCTCAGCAGCTCCAGTAACTGACGAAATCGGTACAACTAGTTCTGTTTTCCAAGTTAAGGGCGACGGTCTTGCAATCATCACTTACGGCGACAGACACGCACTAGACGTCAACACATTAGCTACCCGTGTTGGTCGTATCATTGGTGCTGGTTCTTTAACAGGTACAGGCGTGTGGACATTCACAGCAACAGGTACACTAACTGTAACAGAGCCTACAACATTGTTCGCACTGTAATAGTTTTTTCTCAGGGATGGGAAGCACTAAAGCACCTTCGGGTGCTTTTTTGTTGGCTGGCGAATCACGAGTGTAAATAGTAGCACATTATGGCACGCTATCAAGTTATCACTCTCGTGGACATTACTAGAACTCACGCTTCTAGATATGAAACTGACAAAATAAAATTGGGTCAACAGGCCAATTTCAATGCTCTTCAACAGGCCATTGGTCTGCGCAGCAACTTTGTTTTTATTGCAGACCCACAGCGTCACGACGGTATCTTACCACGAGATCTAGATGGCCGAGCCACCTACTGGATTTGGAATTTTGACACAGAGAGAGATAGTGTTTTCCTCAAAGGCAATGATCCAGTTGGCCTGTTAATCGACGATATCAATGGTGTTCCCATCACCGGTCAACTAAATAATTCAGTTGATATAGATCCGGCAGCATTTATCAGCAAGGGTGATCGTGCAAACATTTGGATATACGAAATCACACAAGCGGGATAAATACAATTTAACAGGCAAAACACACTAGGCAGTCTTACACTTAGGCACATGGCTCGGAGCGAGCACTTGACTTAACATACAAAGGATAATAGCCTAATGGCCACAACCGTAGAACGACTTGGTGTAGTAGAGACCAAGGTAGCGAACCTAGACGAAAAATTAGACGAGATCAAGGTCGATGTCAAAGACATGCACGACTGTCTAGACAAGACTCGCGACAGTGTCATGGCCAAATTAGATGACATGTACGGAGCAAGCTGTGAACAACACAGTGAATTAGCCAAGAAGATTACAGAATTAGAACGTTTCAAACAAAAATGGATTTATATGACAGCAGGCGGCATAGCAGTGTTGGGCTTTTTATCAGGCCACTCTGCAACATTTGCCAGCTTGTTCAAGTGACAGGTTGAATACAATTAAATAAGGGCCATAGGTCCTTTTTTTATGACTAACATTTCTAAACGCTTAGAGCAAGTAGTTAGTTCTGCACAACAAAAATTAATTGAAAAACATCAAATTCTTCCAGTTAAAGTTGCAGAAGGAATCCTTGTGGGTGATGTACTCATAGTCAGCGAAGGCACGGTCAAACATCTCAGATATAATAACACCTGGCTCTACAAAGACATTCACCTAAATGCAGCAGCCATTCGCCTGGCCAATATGCTGGCAGTGAACAAACAATCAGTACAAGCAGATAACCTATACAGACTGGATCAAGAATACGGCCGTTGGTACCATGACAGCCAGATGCTACGAACACAGTATCAACGATCCATCAACAACCGAGATCATGATCGAGCAGACATGTTATGGGCTAGATACTGTGAAAGCAGAGATCGTGCTCTAAATGCCAAAAACATTGTGCAACGATTGGCTTCTATCTGAATAAATATACTATCATTCTGGACCTTTACAAATATGAAAACAACAGACCTTTTTGCATTCAACAGATCATCTAAAAGACTCAACGAATCATTAGCCAAGACTTTTGGACGTAAAATCAACCTTGAAACATTCAGCGTTGAACAGCTGGAAGATGCCAGAAACAAGCTGCGCACACAGATCTACACAGCACGTAGCAGTTCAAATTTCAATGAAACTGTGGACAACGACACATTGTCTCAAGCACAGTTCATGCACGATGCTATTGTTGCAGAACTAGCAGAGCGTGATGAACCTATTGTTGACAACACCATACAAGAAGAAGCACAAGAGTTCTTTGTAATGCTCTTGGGACCACGTTCTGGCCAACGTGATCCATACCACGGTCCTTTTAATAGTCCAGACGAAGCACAGGCATGGATTGACACTGAATCACCTAATCCGGAAGATTACGAAGTAGGCGATTTCCCTGCTGGACAATTTGGACAATATGATAATGGCCAACCAGTACAAGAAGGTATGACGGAAGGTGGCAACTTTGACGAACAAGAACTATCAGATGTCCTTAAAGCATTTGATGAGCAAATGAATGAGATCAGCGTCTATGGCGATCCCGACTATGATAAAATAATATCAGCGTTAGACAATGGTGATATTGAATCTGCTATGGAAGAAATAGTAAGTGCCTACAGCGGTCAAAACGGCGGCGAGATTCGTAGCAACGACTATGACAATTACCTAGACGATCTCGAAAGCGAGTTTAAATTTCTTGTACACAGCAACCCTCAACAACGAGTTAGTTCTACCCGTCCACTTGTCATCAAACAGCCTGATGACAAGCGTGCCACTTTCAATCAAGGCGAAAGTTTACAAAACGAAGCATACATTAACAATGCAGAAGATGCTATTAATTTACTAGCGGCAATTAGAGCACAATCTAAAATGGCAGAAAGAGGAGGCGGTGAACCAGTCCGCCCTAATCAATTGGTCAACGACCTATGGGACGTTATGCAATGGATCGAAGCCAACATGAAAGAATCAATTGAAACAGAATCAAAAAATACAGGAGATAATATGCGTAATCTAAGAGAAGGTGAAATCCAGCAAGCGTCTGCGATTGTCACAGCAAAGACAATGGTTGATAGAGTAGGCCGTTGGATCGAAGAACTTTCTGGTATGGAGAACGACACTCTATTACAGTTAGGTGATTCAATCCGTGATGAGATGGGACAAGAGCAGGCTAAACAATTCATTAGCACAGTTGCTCCGGCAATTCAATCAGCATTAGAAAATCTAAAGCAGGCACGTGAAACACTGTCAGGCGGAGTTCGTACACTAACAGGTGAAGAGCAGCCAGCAGAAATGTTAGGTGGTGATCCAGCAGCTGATATGTCTGCTCCGGCAGAACCAGATGCTATGAATGCAGAGCCGGGTGCTGATATGGGTGCTGACATAGGTGGCGATGACTTTGCCGCGGCAGAACCAGCAGCAGGTGGTATTGGTGATGCAGGACGTGAACAACGTGAAAGCATTGATCGTCAAAGTCGTTTGATGAAAGTATTGGCAGGATGAAATTTTTTGACATCACCAACGAGGGCGACTTCTTAAAAATTAGAGAACTTGCCCCAACGGTTGCTCCTGGCACCCCTGGAGCGCCGTTAGGTGCTGCACCAGCAGCAGGTCCTGCACCTACTGCTGCTCCTGCTCAAGATCCGCAGATGCAACAAAAGATGATGGCACAGCAGGCGTTGGATCGCGCCAATCAGAAAAAACAAATTCAAGATCAAATAAAATCAAAACAAGAAGAACTTGCAGAACTACAAAAACAATTGGCAACTATAAAATGAGATTTTTTGAATTCGCAGGTGATGATGAGGGTGATAGATTTGTTATGGTTCTTAGAAACTATATCGGTCGTGCTGCCAGTAAGAAAGCGCCTGCTAAATTGAATTGGAATGGTCTTAATAAAGTTCTAGCTATGAATGGATTTGAACTAACAGCGGACTATGAAACATTCAAAGCCATGTATGACTCAATTCCATCCATTCAACAAATGGTTAAGAATTTCAATGATGACGGAATTGAACTAAACGTACCCGGAGCACCGGACGCAGAGCCAAAAGGTGACGGAACCCAAACTCCTGCCGACAGCCAAGCAGCAGTAGACCAAACAGCAGCATCGGCCGCAGCCGGACAATTGGCTGCATCACAAACAACTCCCCAGGCTTGACATCCCCGTAGTTTTCCTGTAATATATACAGTATGACTATATCCCCTCCTCCCTTTGTAGAAAAATTTCAATATAAACCCTGTCAACAGGTTAATGACCCAGTTACTCGCAAACGAGTATATCTTACTCCCGACGGAGAAAGCCTACCTAGTGTTACCACTATTCTTTCAGCTACTAAAGACATGACCCATTTGAATGAATGGAAGAATCGTATCGGTCATGCCAAAGCACAACAGATCACCACTGAAGCCGCAGGTGTAGGTACAGCCATGCACGGTAACCTAGAACGTTTTGTGTGCGGCATGCAACGTCAACCTGGAAACAATCCAGTACACATACAGGCCAATAAAATGGCTGATGTTATTATTGAAAACGGTCTGAGCAAGGTAAACGAAATATGGGCCATGGAACAGAGCCTATACTTCCCGGGCCTGTTCTCGGGCACAACTGACCTAGTGGGCGTACACGAAGGCGAGCCTGCGGTAATGGATTACAAGCAGACCAACAAGCCCAAGAAAGCAGAGTGGGTAGAAGACTACTATCTACAGCTGATGGCCTATATACTAGCACATAATGAAGTCTATGGCACAGACATCAAGAAGGGTGTTATCTTCATGTGCAGTCGTGCTTTCGAATATCAACAATTCACACTAGAGCCTGCAGACTTTAACAAATGGCAAGATGCTTGGTTAAACAAGGTAGAGGAATACTACAGTCTAGGAAGATAAATACTCTATAACGGGAATTTACTACTATGGCTGTTGTCCAGATATCAAAAATCCAGGTCAGAAGAGGCCTCAAGAATGCAGGGATCGGTGTTCCTCAACTGAGCGCAGCAGAATTTGCATGGGCAGTGGATTCCCAAGAATTGTTTATAGGTAACGGCAGCGTGGCCGATGGTGCTCCTTATGTGGGCAATACCAAAGTGCTCACTGAACATGACAACATACTAGAACTTGCGGCCAGTTATAGATTCGGTGAAACTGACCCATCCATAGCGCACAGTGTTTCTAGGTCACTTCAGACCAAACTAGATGAATATGTCAGTGTGTTGGACTTTGGAGCCATCCCGGATGGCAGCACAGACTGTGTGCCATTTTTTCAAGATGCCTTGAATGAATTGTTTAGAAACATAGATCCTACATTCAAAAAAACTCTACTAATCCCCAACGGCACATATTTTCTCAGCAGCAACTTAAAAATTCCTAGCACGGCAAAGATACAAGGAGAAACTAGAGACGGTGCTATTCTGCAAATAGGCAACAACAGTATTTTGTTTGTCACAGCCAACGGTCAAGAAGTTGCAGAATTCACCAGCAGCAATAGACCAACCAATGTCAACATTGGTAATTTAACAATCAATCACAATCAAGGTCAAACAGTATTGACCGGAGTAGCAAACAGTGTGTTCACCAATGTAAAATGGACCAGTAACTACGTGTTGGGAGACCCTATTGTTGGTGATATTCAAAACGCCAATCCATCATTGTACTGGGAAAACAGTCTTGATGGTACTAAAGTAACCAACATCACGCTCAAAGACTGTGTGTGGCAATCAACTCCGTTGGCTGTGAGATCTGATCAGATTACCATAGATTCCAGTGCTCCACCAAATTTTGATACCAGCGTGAAATTTGACGGCTGCAGATTTTTTGTCTGCAACACTGCAATAGTGATCAACGGTGTTCCTGGTCAAGGCAACCTGTGGCGTGTGTTTGACTGTGAGTTCGAAGAAATTGCCGCACATGCCTTTATATCTGACAACGGTACAGGCACAGTGATACAACGTGCCAAATTTATTAACTGCGGCAACAACACCAACAGCGCAGCCACTCCAACCTCCAGCATCGTCAAGTTCGGAGAGAAAAATGGTAATGCTGTGATTGACAGCACCAGCAATAGACATCAAGCAGCAGGATTCACCGCAGTGAGTACTACACCTGCAATAACAGAAGTTGAAAACGCCTCCAGAGTCAGTTTGATAGATATGAATTATGAAATAATCTATCTATCAGACGGTTTTAAACCACTGTCAGTATTTGCAGCATTCAACAGATATACCTACATAGATTATGTTTTACAGTTAGGCGATCATTCACGAGCAGGACAAATAGTGGTAATGATCACTGAGTCAGTGGGCGAATTCACATTCTCCGACAACTACGTGTATTCATCACCCAGTTCATCTACACCAGAGGGGATTCTTATGACAGATTTTGTTTTTAATGTAGAATTAAAAGACAACGATGGCGACAGTGGAATTGAAACACTGTTGTTGTCATATCGAAATCCGCTGTCTTCCGGTCAACCCGGAACGATATCATATTCAATATCGTACGGTGTTTGATCTTTACGGAAACGAAAGATTATTCAAATGGAAGCAGTTCAGAGATAGTTTAGAAGTTAGCAACGATCCTATGGATGACGTTGCTAAACTCTGGAGCCAGGCTCCATTTGTTAATCCTTTCTTAGACCCCCAACAACCAACGTCTTGGCCCGATCCTTGGCATTTGGTTATCGACGGCAAGCTAGATGATCTTGCTATTTGTCTCGGTATGCTGTATACTATTAAATTAACACAGCGGTTTATAGATACCGTTTGTGAGATACATAAGTCTATGCTCCCCAAAGATCACGAACCAAAATTCTTTCTAGTAGCAGATAATGCTGTGTTAAATTACGAACCTAGAATAGCGCATGATCTTAAAGTGCTACAAGAAATCAAAACCGACATCGTGTGGTCCAGTTCGGCATTACCAATAAATATCAAATAAAGTAGAGACATAGATGGAAATAACAGTAATCAAAAGAAATGGTGATCGAGAGCCACTCACCATTGAGAAATGGCAGGCACAGGTGGCAAAAGTATGTAGTGGTATTGCAGACGTCAGCCAAAGCATGATCGAGATCAAAGCACAACCGCATTTCTATGACGGTATCACAACTAGAGAAGTAGATGAAATCACTCTGAGAGCTATTGTTGATCTCATAGATGTTGAAAACAATCCAGATGTGGGCCATGTCAATTATCAATACGTGGCAGGCAAACAGCGAGTATCAATGTTGCGTAAAGATGTCTACGGCAGTTACACTCCTCCTTCGTTATATGAAATAGTTAAGACCAATGTAGCCACCGGTCTGTATACTCCTGACTTACTTGTGTGGTATACCGAAGATGACTGGAACAAGATGAATGACATGTTGGATCATGAAAAGGATGAAACATATTCATACGCCGCTATTGAACAATTAATCGAGAAGTACTTGGTTAAGAACCGTAGTACCAAACAGACATATGAAACTCCCCAGATTAGATATATGGTTGCAGCCGCAACTGTGTTTCATAAAGAGGAACCTAATGCAGCTCGTATGCGTTATATCAAAGAGTATTACAATGCCGCCAGTGATGGTCTTTTTACTCTTGCTACTCCTGTACTCGCTGGCCTTGGTACTCCTACCAAACAGTTTAGTAGCTGTGTTCTTATTCGTAGCGATGACGATCTCGACTCTATTTTTGCCTCTGGGGAAATGATGGCCAAGTATGCCAGCAAACGTGCTGGCATTGGCCTAGAGATTGGGCGACTACGTCCATTGGGCAGTCCCATCAGAGGTGGTGAGATTATGCATACTGGTATGATACCATTCTTAAAGAAATGGTTTGGAGATTTGCGATCATGTTCACAAGGAGGTATTCGCAATGCAAGTGCTACTGTATTCTATCCTATTTGGCATCTTCAGTTTGATGATCTTATTGTACTTAAAAACAACCAAGGAACAGAAGAAACCCGAGTCCGTCATATGGATTATGGGGTTGTGCTTAGTGCCTTCTTCTGGAGACGATTTAGAAACAAAGAAGACATAACATTCTTTGACCCCAATGAAGTGCCAGACTTATACGAAGCATTTTACAACAACATCAAACTGTTTGAAGAGTTGTATGTGAAATATGAAAAGCAATCAGGACTACGTAAAAAAACTATGAGTGCTGAGGAAGTATTCAAGAGCGGCATATTAAAAGAACGCACTGACACAGGTCGTATCTATCTTGTGTTTATTGACAATGTACAAAATCAAGGACCATTTGATCCTGCGTACCACACAATTTATCAAAGCAATCTATGTTGCGAGATCCTACTACCAACTAAGTCATTCAAACGTCTTGATGATGCAGAAGGACGCATTGCGTTATGTACACTGGGATCTATTAACTGGGGAGCATTCCGTAATCCAGAAGACATGCGCAGGGCTTGCCGCATATTACAGCGCAGTCTATGTAACATACTTGATTACCAAGACTTTTTAAGTATTCAAAGTAAATTAAGTAACGATGAAATATCACCGTTGGGTATTGGTGTCACTAATTTGGCCTATTGGCATGCCAAACGTAGCTACCAGTATGGTGAGAAAGATGCACTGCAAGATGTTAAAAGCTGGATGGAACATCAAGCATACTATCTAACAGAAGCCACAGTAGAACTGGCCAAGGAACGTGGCGCATGTACACACAGTGAACACACACGTTATGGACAAGGAGTTTTTCCATGGGAACTACGTGCTGATGGTGCAAATCAATTGGCAGACTTTACTCCTGAATTGGACTGGGAAACACTACGCACTAATATGAAACAATATGGAGTGCGTAATGCCACACTAATGGCCATTGCTCCAGTTGAATCAAGTTCAGTTGTGATTAACAGTACCAATGGTATTGAAATGCCAATGAGTCTTATCAGTGTTAAGGAATCAAAAGCTGGATCATTTATTCAAGTTGTTCCTGAGTATCATAGATTGAAAAACAAGTATCAACTTATGTGGGATCAAAAGGACTGTGATGGCTATTTGAAAACTGCGGCAGTGCTTGCGGCCTATGTGGATCAAAGTATCAGCACTAACACATTCTATAATCCCGCACACTTTGCAGATCGCAAAGTACCAACTACATTGATTGCTAAGAACTTGATGCAAGCACACATATGGGGATTAAAAACATTCTACTACAGTTTGATCAACAAGCAAGGATCCAAGTCAGCCGCTGAGCCTACTCCAGTTGAGGTACACTACAACGGACATCAACTAGAGGAATTAGAAGAAGATTGTGAGGCATGTAAACTATAATGCTAGAAACTATATGTGACATAATGGTAGACGCTTACAAGCGCAATTGGATTACCAGTAGAGATGGAAATGTAAGCATACGACATCACGACCGTGATCATTTTTACATTACACCCAGCGGTGTGCGTAAACAAACTCTACAACCAGATCAGTTTAAGAAGATTGGTATTGAAACAGGATACTATGATCAACCGCCAATTAGGTATTATTCTAGTAAAGAATTGGAATATACTGAGATCAGTAAAAACTTAAAGCCAAGCGGAGAACTGCCACTACACTTTGGACTACAAAAGGAAATGGGCCAGCATACTGGAGAGGTTCGTGTAGTGGTACATGTACACCCTACATACTGTATTGCCGCTATGCATGCCGGTATTGATCTAAGCACTATTAGTGAAGAGTTCCCAGAACTCAATCGCTATACAAAAGTAGCAAAGAATGTAGGGGACGTTCCGCCAATTAGTCAAGAGCTTGCAGATCGTTGTCATGAAAATCTATGGCTCCGTAAAGATGGTACAATTGGTTTTGATATTGTAGGAATTAAAGGACATGGGGTTGTTGCTATTGATACAACACCGTGGCGAGCATACGAACACATAGAAAGATTAGAACATATTTGTAAGATAGTATTAGCATCAGGGAAATATTAAATGAGTTTTTTAGTAGCAAACCTACCACCAGTAAAATGTTTTGTTCGTAGAGAATTCTTATATGACTTTACAAAAGGTCACGGAGAACTTGAACCTTGTTGGTGGATATCGATAAAGTCTCAAAGAAGTCAAGCATTTAGAATTGAATCATATCTCAATCAATATGGTGCGCTATATGACAAACTTCCACTTCATGCCTACTGTTGGAAACCCATAGAAGGTGATCCTTATCCGTTAGACTTCTTGCAGTTATGGAACAGTATGTCTTATGATATCGCTGTGATTAGAAAAGCCATGATTGCTAACATGCGATGTAAAATCAAAATGAAGGATGGATCCTGGTTAGAAGGGGAATATCTTTTTACAGTTGATTCTGCACATCCAGATTTTAATGTTATAGATTGCGGTCATAGTGAAGATGTTGAGGATCACAAATCTTTTAACTTTATTAAATGCGACAACGGACAATTTGCCGCACAGCCAAACAATCGTATTGTTATTTTAGAACCAGCAAGTAATCCTAAAGAAATGAAAATACCAGATTTTAATGTCGCTACCACTAGATGGAATGTTGAAATGGACCCAAAGTGGGACTTTGGGTTGCCAGAAAACAAATGGCGTATGAACGAATAACAGGAAAATATTAAATGAGTAAACAACAATATAATTTAAACACAAAGACAGACTATCTTAATCGTAAGATGTTTCTTGACCCAGCTGGTCCAGTAACTATACAACGTTTTGAAGAAGTTAAGTACAAGAAGATTGCAGACTTTGAACAAACTGCACGTGGCTTCTTTTGGCAACCAGAAGAGATTAGTCTAAGCAAGGATGCTAACGACTTTAAAGATGCCAGTGATGCAGTTAAGCATATCTTTACCAGTAACCTATTACGCCAAACAGCACTGGACAGTTTACAAGGTCGTGGCCCTAGTCAAATCTTTATGCCAGTGATCAGTTTGCCAGAACTAGAAGCATTGGTCTACAATTGGACATTCTTTGAAACTAACATTCATTCAAAGAGCTACAGCCATATTATTCGCAACATCTACAATGTGCCCAAGGATGTGTTCAACACTATCCACGACACTAAAGAAATTGTGGATATGGCATCAAGTGTAGGCGACTACTATGAAGCATTACATAGAATTAACTGCATGAAAGAAATGGACGGATCAGTTAATGAAAAAGCTCATATCCGTGCAATCTGGATGGCACTACATGCAAGTTACGCTCTAGAAGCATTCCGCTTTATGGTTAGCTTTGCCACTAGTTTAGCTATGGTAGAGAACAAGATCTTTATTGGTAACGGTAACATTATTCAGTTGATATTACAAGATGAATTATTACACAAAGGATGGACAGCCTATTTGATTAATCAAGTAGTCAAAGAAGATCCGCGTTTTGCTGAAGCCAAACAAGAATGTGAACAAGAAGTGTATCAACTGTACATGGATGTTATACGTGAAGAAAAAGCCTGGGCTGACTATTTGTTCAACAAAGGTCCAGTGATTGGACTTAATGCCAACATTCTAAAAGACTTTGTGGACTACACAGCAGTTGGCGCACTTAAAGACATTGGTCTAAAGTATAACAATACTGCACCAAAGACAACACCAATTCCTTGGTTCAATAAACATACTGATACAAGTAAAAAACAAACTGCCTTACAAGAAAACGAATCAACTAATTATGTAATTGGTGCAATGAGTGAGTCACTTGATTACGAAGCACTACCAAATTTTTAAGGAAATATTATGAAAGCAACTATATGGTCTAAGTATCATTGCCCTTATTGCGATCAAGCAAAGGCGTTATTGAAAAATAAAGGAATCCCATTTGAAGAAAAGAAAATTGGTGATGGGTATAGCAAAGAGGAACTGTTAGAAGCAGTGCCTAATGCAAGAACAGTGCCACAAATCTTTTTAGATGATAAATTAATAGGTGGGTTCCAAGAGCTCAACGAACATTTAAAAAAGGTACAATATGTTAATTAATAAAGGTGTCTCATCAGGGGACATAGTAACAATCAAACTAACTTCAGGCGAGGAATTAGTGGCCAAGTTAATTGAAGAAAACCCAATGCAGATAAAGATTGCTAGACCATTAGTTTTAACAATGGGACAGCAAGGAATTGGTATGGTTCCGTACTTGTTTACCGTGGATCCTGATAAGGATATCAAAATGAGCAAATCCACTATCACAGTGTTAGAAACCACTGAAGATTCTGCGGCCAAGCAATATATCAAAGCAACCACAGGGATCGTGACATAATAGTGTAATAAATACACTATGACCTATAAACTAAGGGCAGGCGCCCCATTTGATTTAGACAACTATTTTAACCGACCTGCTATAGACGCGGGTCCTTTTGTTAATCCGTACCCAGATGCGGCTGTGAGTAAAATAGATGGTGGGTTTTTTAATAGGCCCGCCACATTCACTATTGATGGTGGCAAAATACCCTTAGCGGGCACAGCAACATACGATCCAACAAAAACTTATACATCAGCAGATGTGTTGCCTGCTACAGCTATTGGCGGTCCTGAGTATTGGATATTAAATTATAACCCTAGAGTTTATAGAGATGGATACATTTTAAATTTTGATCCATTAGTCACTGTTGATGGAAGCATACCCCCACCATGAGCGATACTGGAAGCATTTTATTAAGAAGAGGGCCTACAACAGATAGGCTAGCGTTTGTTCCTTTGGATGGCGAGATCATTTATGATAGTGATCTTAAAAAGGTATATGTAGGTGACGGTGAAATCTACGGTGGCAATGCTGTTACGTTTGGCGGCACCACTAGTAATGTATATTATGTAACATCTGAAGGCAAAGACAATGATGTAAGTCATGACGGAACCAGTATAGATAGAGCGTTCGCATCAGTTAAAAAAGCCTGTGAAGTAGCAGGCGCTGGTGTACAATATGCAAATGCCACATACCTAATAACACAAAATAAAAGCTGGTTGGTTACAGAAATGTATCAATGGATGCTTTATCAAAAAGCAAATAGCACTAATGGATTTACTCCAAATTCAGTATTTGATCAAACAGCAACATTAAGAGATGCAAACTATATTGTTGATGCTGTCATATATGATTTATCACGCAATGGTAATTTTAGAACAGTTGCTTCTACGTTAACATACTTTAAACAAGATGCCGTTAATACTTTTTATAATACTGACACTGCGGCAGCAATGCCGTACATTATATCATCGTTAACGTATTTAAGAAGCCTAATACTAACAGTTATTACCAATACTGCACCAGCACAAAACTATCAAAGTTTAAACAATGTTGGTAGTCCCATAACACAATTAATTGATTTAACTAAGACTGCTGAGACTGGTGCTAATGCTTACATCACAAATTTATTCAATATATTATTACCCGCTCTAACAGCACAGTCAACAGCATCAATACCAACAGCAACTACTGGAGTCAATGCCACAATCTATGTAAAAACTGGAACATATTCTGAACAGCTACCAATTATAGTTCCTGAGAATACGGCCATTTTGGGTGACAGTATTCGCAACACATTTATACAACCTAAAACTGGTCTAAGTGATGATGGCGTGACTGCAAACAATCTTAGTAAGATGTTTTTAGTAAGTGATGGTGCAATATTAAAAAATATAACAGTAAAAGGCATGACTGGGTTTACACCAAATCCAGCGAGTCCAACAAATATTAACACAGCAACTATTGGAGGCATATTTGTAGCGTTCAATCCAGCAAGTCCTATTATTAATAAAAGTCCATACATTATTGAATGTAGTAGTTTTAGTTCAGGCGGCATTGGCGTAGTAGTTGACGGCACAGTACATAGATCTGGAAACAAGAGCATGGTGTTCCACGGCTATACCAATATCAATGATGATGGAATAGGTTTTTGGATCAAAGATGCAGGGCGAGCAGAAATTGTAAGTTGTTTCACATATTATTGTTACATAGGTTATGTTGCCAGCGGCGGCGGCATCATACGAAGTCTAAACGGCAATAACAGTTATGGCACATACGGTGCCATTAGTTACGGCAACGATTCAACTGAAACAACAGTGGGCGGTTCTCTCTACGGTACTCAGTTACTTTACGATACTGATTTCTCAGTGGGCACTATTGCTGTTGGTAATACCATTACTGGTGCAACTAGTGGTGCAACTGGTACAGTACTAAGTGTTGTTGCAGTTTATAGTAAAATACACTACAAGGCAATAAGTGGCACATTTACAGCGGGTGAAACAATTAGTAATGGTGCTGGAGCAAGTACAAAAATCAAAGCGGGTAGTGTAACAGGACAGTTTGGATTTACCTTGTATGTTAACAATTTAACACCAGTTCCTAAAGCTGGTGGATCAATTGAATTTGTCACAGGTGATACTGGTACATATGTTATTCAAAGTGTAAGCGGATATGATCCAGCTACTGGCCAAGCTATTATTGTTCTAGCCAATGAAAAACCCACAGCAAGCAACGATGGCGTATCCATACGTATACGTTATAGATATAGCAGTTGTCGAATAACTGGACACGACTTTTTAAGTATTGGCACTGGCGGTACGGCAACTACTAACTATCCTTTCATTCCAATCACACCCCCAAGTCAAGGCAACGAAATTATTGAAGAAGCTACTGGTCGTGTTTACTATATTAGCACAGACCAAGATGGCAATTTTAGAGTAGGTAACTATTTTAGAATTAATCAAAGTACTGGGGTCGCCACACTTAACACAAGTGCATTTGATCTAAGCGGATTAAACACACTTAACGTTGCGGCATTGGGTGGTATTGTTGGTGAAACAATTAACGAATTCAGTAGCGATCCTTTATTGAGTGGTGACAGTAATTTGGCAGTGCCTACAGAATTTGCTGTGAGAAATTACTTTACACAAATATCAACTAATGTAGTACCAGCAACCACTAACACATACAATTTGGGTAGTACAACTAAAAACTGGAATAACTTATATGTTACCACCATAAATGGAACTACTTTAAATGTTACATCACTAAATCTTGGCAGTAGTCTAATATTTGAAGGTGCAACAGCTGATGCATTTGAAACAACTCTACACGTAACTGACCCTACAGCAGATCGCACATTA